AAGTCTTCTAGCATTTTGTCTCAAGAAATACATTCCTTGTAACTCAAGCCAGTCTAAATTCCAGGCTACCCAGTCATTATCTTTTTCTTTAGCTGGTAAAAACTGTATTGGCTGGGTAAGACTTGTAGTAGATGGATATCCACTTTCGGCCTTAGCTCCCGCTTTGAGTTGCATTGCGTTAAATACTTGCATGTTATTTTAAATTTTTAAAAGCTGATCTTTTTGGTTTATTGCTGCTTGCACCTTTATTACGTTCAATATTTTTAAAAGGTGTATACTTTAATTTATACAAATTCTGTGAGTTATCCAAATTATTCTTGTCTTGTTCCCGTCTTTTCATGAATCCTCTATTAGATTGTTGGATTCTTACAAAAGCAATAAGAGCTGAAAATGCAACTAATCTATCCACGTTTAATCCCGGATAGTATGCTAACATTTCTTTTATAATCATTCCATCAGGAATTCTTTCTACCCCATGGGTTACCTTAGTAATATCTCCATTTTCATTTGTTTCTTCATCTATAACTTCTCTAACAAATTCAATTGCATATGATATCAAATGGTTTTTAAATAATACTCCAGTATTTTTCCAACCATATTCTTGAAATACATTTTGATTGGCTCCTAAATCTTTAAGAAATAATATTTGTTGTTTTGGCACTAGATATTTTTGTCTTCTCTTTGATATCATGTACTGGATAAACAAAGACACGTTGTTTTCAACTAAGGTCCATGCGTTATACCATTCAATTAGTAAAGACAAAAATTCATGTGTGTCATTGATATCATCAAATCTACCACACCATGTAGCAACAATTTTATCCTTTTCTATAAATACCTCTAAACCATGTGGAGTTTCTCTAGTTACTTCAACAGCATTTTTATAAATAACAATAGTACATAATGAATCACTCGTATTAGTTTTTCCCTCTGAAACAGGGTCTACAGATCCATAGTAAGCTCCAAATACAGGTTCAGCCGGTGGTCTTTCATATACTACTAATACACCTTCTTTGTTAACCATTTTCTTATTAACAGGAAAAGTAGATATAGGTACTTTATTAGATTTTTCAGCTGTAATCTTCCCGGCTTCTCTCTTTAATTCAAGATACTCATACGCATATTCTTTATCCTCAATTCTTTTATTTTGTTGAGATAACACACCTTGAGGAAAGATAGATTCTTTTCTATAGGCAAAGGCTTCTTCAATATTAATTGGTTGCTGAGAAATTCTTAATTGGTATTGTTCTGAACTAAGTTCTGCTTTCCATTTTATTCTTTGTTCAAGGATTGCGGCTAAGGCTTCTTCAACAAGTGAATTACCATATTCATCTATATAGGGAAGCATTGACCATTGTTCTGGTATAAATAATCCAGCCTTACCAATGGTGCCATCCTTATCAATAAGGTCTGTTTCTACAGCATAAATAAGATTCCCCAAAGGGTTAAGAATCATATCCTTTAAAGGCTCACATTGGGTTAAATCCCCAACAGAACCTGCTGCTATAAATATCCCTGTAGTCACCATACCTGATGACATAGCAGGACGTAAATACTCATAAGTTTCCATCATCCTGGGGGCAATCCCGGCTTCCTCATGAAAGAAAATAGTTGTTGGTCCTCCTACTCCACTTGTTGCCTTTTTTTCAAATGATGCCCCCTGTATTTTAGATTTTAATCCTCTAGATGTTTTCCTGTTATTTAAAGTAACCTCAATCTGTTGTTGCCACAATAATACTTTATCAGGATTACTAGGTCTATACCAAGCTGTGTGTTCATTTAAAAAATTCTTGTAATCATCTAAAAATTTCCATGAACCTTTATCATCAATATAATCTTTTAAAGAAGCTCCTATTTTACAAACAGAACCCTCTTCAAAGTAATATTGATTTATAATTTTCCCCATATGAAAATATGAAGAAGCAATCTGTCTCTTTTTAAGAATAGCACAATGTTTATAATCCAGTTCAGCCAGTAATTCATATAAAGCCATATGATACTGAGCATCCCGGACTTTGGCAAATCCATATAGTTTTTCTTCCTTATCAAAGATTGGAAGAAAGTTTAACCACATGTAATAATCACGGGTTAAATACCAAGTCTGAGAACCATCAATAAAAATTACTCCATTACGGCACTTAATTTTTTGGTCATCCCAGTATGCTCTAAAATCTTGAGATTTGAATGGGCTTGCACAATAAAAGCCTTGTTCATTAAACTTTTTAGCTTCCGTATTAAATAGAAGGGATGTTTCATTAAATGCATACTGTCCCGGCTCTTTAAATATAGAAAGAATAAACGTGTAAAAATCAGATCTTGTTTTAAAATCAACATTAGACCATAGATCAGTTTGTTTATTATAAGCCGGAATAGTTATAAACATTATACAGTTCTAATTATTGCAAAAACATCTGCTGCATTTATTAGAAGATGAGGTTCACCGTTATGCTCCATAGAAGTAGGTACAGCATAGTCAGCATATTGGACAAAATCTCCAACTTTAATTTCTTGTTCTTGACTTCCAACTGCAACTACTGTTCCTTTAAATTCTTGTTTTTTAACAGAATCTGGAATTATAAGTGTTGTACCTGGAAAATGAGTGGGGGCCGAAGCTCTTTTGATTAATACTTTTCTCCCTGTAGGGATGACGATTTGTTTTATTGATTCCATAATTTTGTTATTGGTCATATGCTAATCCTTGTCCTCCACGGACAATGCTTTGTTGTTCTTGCATCATATCATTATAAGCTCCTTTATAAGAAGATCTTATTTGTTCAAATTTAGCAGCAGCATTCACTAATGAATTTATATTACCATCCCGTCCATGCTCTATAGGTGTTTTTTCCATATATTTAGCTAACCGGTCAAGCATTGATTTTATTCCCCTATAAGCCCTAGATGATGGTGTTTCATATAAAGCTGCACACATTTCTAAAGCATTAATAATCTCAGGATCTTCTGGAGATTCTTTTAACTGCACTTCTTGTATAATTATGTCTTCTTTATCTATTTCAGGTGTATTAAAGAAAGGATTTAAATCAGGGTTAGGACATGTCATATAAAATATATATTGATATACAGACATATAACTATCTGGATATTTTTCCATTATTTCTTTTAAGAATTTTAAAACATAGCAATGTTCCGTAGGAATCACCTTTCCATTTTGTATATCAAATAATTTTATTAGCATAAGTTATCTTTTAACCACATTACTAAACTAATAACCTCATCTTTTAAATAAGGTAGATCATACATTTTAATCTCATCAATAACTGGTTCTCCATTTTTCATTTCAGTTAAAGGATATCCGTTTTCATCTTTACCTGTTTCCTTGAAGGTAACGTGTTGTATTGTCAACTTTCCTATATTTAACTGAGGGTTATGCTTTTTAATAATGTAAGCATAAATACTCAATTGCAGGTTATAATGGTTAATATGACAATCATCCAAATGACTTATAGGATTATACATCTTGGAAGTAATTCCTTCCCAGTTAGTATAACCAGTGTGTTTAATTTCCTTGTTAGTTTTATAATCTGTAATATTAACTGTACCATTTACAATCTCTACAAGGTCTGATTGCCCACATAACCCCAAAGATTTTAAATACACCATGTGTTCAGGATACATGCCATCTTTTAGTTTTTGATCCGGGGCCAACTTAACACCATTCTTATTTATAGGTTTGATGATGGGAATAACCACACCATTACGTTCAATAGTCTGGAAATCCAAGATATCCTTTTCTCTCTGACCATGATACCAATTACCTAATGTAATAGCTCGTGTAGTTTCAGCTTCCCATATAGCAACTATCTGTAAAGGATCCATTTTGTACCACTTAGAATATTTGTTTTTTGATGATTTTTTAGCTTGTGCTAAAGCATCAAACTTGCCTTTAAACTTAGCAATAAAAGCTGTGACACTGAGCCAGTTTATGTTCTCACCATCATTGCTTGTATATTCATGTCCTATTTCTTTAAATGTCAGTGCCATTTTGTTGAAGATTAATTATGTTTTCTGTAAATTGATCATTGATATTATTTGCATTTTCCATGTAAAGTTTATTATTAAGAGCTCTTTCTGGGGCACCTGATACAAAATCACAAATATCCTTAACTATTAAACCAGATTCACAATAATCAACAGGTTCTGTAATTCTGTGTATTTCTCTAATAGTATATGTTTCAAATACAAATAATCTATTAAATAATTTAAACTTAAAAGTTTTTAAATTTGGCTTAACAGATCCTTGTATCTTAAATAACTCTTGGTCATCTAGTATATCATTTTGTATTGGAAGATGTGCGTTTTTAGTTTTTCTTATAAGATCATCATGTGTCATAATTATTTTATGTTTAATAATTTTTGTATAGTTCTTAGTTCGTTAATGGATTTACACTCAACAACCATTTGTTGCCTGTTTTCTTCATAATTACCAGACTTTTCTTTTGATAGAGAAGTACAGGGTACAAATTGAATACTAAGTTTATTGTCAGACAGTTGTTTTATTCTGTATGTTCCGCAAGAATTTTTACTAGATTTATAATGGTCATCTACTGCACTATAGTTCCACCCCTCAGCTTCCATTTGTTCTTTAGTTAGATATGGGGTTCTGAAATGTTTCATGTTTTTTCTCATGCACCCCAACCCATAATTTTCTAAAGTTTCTACAGTTATTGTATGGGGCATCCATCTAGTATATCCATCAACTTGTATTGGATCAGCATGGGTATTCCACTCACATTCATACCCAACCCTTAAATCTTCTATTTCCGGTGTATAGTATTTATTCTCCATGGCTATTAAATTTATCTTCTTCAGCTTCAGTCATTACAGCATCCCATTTTGGGCCCTCTGGATGTGGGCAAGATGCTGATAAAGCCCTTAGTTTAAATCCCAAACTGCAACCACATTCTCCACAACATGGTTGGGTGCCGGGTGCTGCACAATTTTTACCATCAAGGTCAACAAGTTCACAACCTTTACATTTCTTCCATCTCTCATTGGCAATGAGTTCTACATGTTCAGTCTTGAAGATACTGTTCTTAACACCTTCAACAACCTGGTCAATATTTTTTAGGGCATTAATTAGTTTCTTTGGTTGCATTTTTCTTTGCTTTAAAATCCTTTTTATCTTGTTCCATTTGTTCTACAATAACCAATGTTTCTTCAAACTTTTTAAGTTTATCTTTAACATTAATATGTTTTTCAAATCCGGTATATGTTCTCTTCTCAAGATTCCCTAGGATATCTTTATTTTTTTTAATAGCCCTGTTTAATTTACTTTTCCTTAAATAAAAACTACCTAAACCGGCCACATCAATTATAGGAAAATCTAAATTAGATAATGACTTCCTGAGTTGCCCATAATAAAACATAACAATATTATCTACAACATCCGAGTGAACACCCACTTGTTCAGCAATACCTTTTTTAAATTCTTTATGTTTTTTAGGATTCAACGCCTAGTATTTTAAAATCTAAAAATATAGTTCCTTTAGTCTGCACATTCAACTTTTTATTTAGGGAGATTGTTTTTTTATTTATACCATTCTTTACAATCAAATCTTTACGTTCACCTTTAGTGATAAAGTTACGTGCAGACTGAGAACTCTTGAATATCTTTTTAGTCACCATCTCCCCACAGAATAAAGTCAATTCAATATCATCTGCCTTAGCCAATTCTGTTAAGCATTTAAGATCTGATGTACCAATTTGAATTTTATTAAAGAAGCAATAGGTGAGAATTTGATATTGAA